CAGAACTCTAATACGATTTTGATGTCTTCTCGTTGGTTTGTGGCTCTCATAACTTCTGGTCTGTTATCAATGTATATTATATCTCCAGAATGTTTTTTAATTTCTGGTTCAGCAAGACCATTTGTAAATGATTGTCCAAAATAATATGTCTTAGAATTTACTATTGTTGATACTCCAACAAATCCTGTATCAATAGTTAACGTTTCTGTTCCTGAAGTAGTTGCTACAATAAGACTTGTAGAACCCCCAGATCCAGGAGTGTTATTGAACTTATTTAGACTGTAACCATAAGTAGGTTTAGTACCAGCAGAATTATCTTTAGCAAGACTTCTATCTTGCCAATATCTCAACACCTGTGTTGTACTATCGTAAGATACAATTTTACCGATAGCAGTTGATCCAACACCAACAGTTTGTGTTATTGTTCCATCAAGTGATGGTATCAAAGATGATGCTGCAGCACCTTCTACTTTTATAGCAGGTAGATTGACAACTGAGGATGCTGTTAGTAAATTAGTACTACCATTCTCTAGTGGATTTTTTAGAATACCTATACGTGCAAACTGGTTTCCTGTTGGAAAGTCTGGGTTTGTTACGTCAGCATTCTCAATTCTAGAATAAACAAGAACCTTATTCGATCCAAGTTCTCTATAAACATCGCCACCATGTCCACCTGGAGGTGGAATAATTACTGAGAAAGAAGCACCAGCACCAGTAACAACAGAATCTAAATCTAAAGTTGCAAAAGAATATCCAGATCCACCATTCGTTACCTGAACAGTAGATGGTTTACCATTCAAGAAAGTAACAGATGCTAAACCACCGTCACCATCTCCTCTGATAGGAACATTATTCTTTGTACCATTGAATTGATATGCAGCATCAGTTACATCTTCAATTGTGATAACTTCGATCTTACCATCAACAGCAGCATTTCTTACATCAACTACATCAGTATTATTTGCCCAATCTGTTGGCACAGGCATAAAGTTAGCACTGTCAAATTTGAGAATTTCTGAAGGTTTTATAGTGTAAAGATATTTCCAAATATAACCATCACTTTCAAGTCTAGGTTGAAGATCGGTATGAGTTGGTTGTTGCAAAGAAACAATTCCTTTTCCATTGTTTGATGGAGCAGAACCATTGTATATGCAACTATAAACTCTATAATCCTCATTCATTACATAATAATTTGAGCTGTATAAACTACTAGAACTAGTTTGTGGACTCAATCTATTGATGCTATAATCGTGACGATACATCTCGTATATCGTACCACTTGTCCAAGAAACTTTATTTACAACTCTTAGAATGTCATTAGATGTGACTTTTTTGGCAGAAATAAGAGTATCATAGATGTCATCATACTGATCAAAATTATCCACTGGTGATGGAGTATTTGTATTCCAATCCGTTGCAACTTCTGTTGCATTAGGAAGTCCTATGAAGACATAATAACTGTTATCAGTCGTCGAAATTCCACTTACGAAATTTGACGCATTCAGTACTCTAATCTGATCCGTGATGACGGCTGGCATTATTTTGAAACTTTTTGTTTATTTATGTGTAATCTAAAGATAATTTAGTAGATCTTTGAATTTGAGGTGCAGTTGACAACCCAGTCAATCCATTTGAGGTGTTGCATGTATACGCTGCACCAATAGCAGAGCATGTCCATTTAGTCCAACTATAGTTGCCATAATTATATCCTTGACCAGAGCCAAGTCCAACTGCAATTCCATGGGAACCTGTGTAACGAGTCCTGACACGGAGAGTTTGACCAATACCAGTAACAGAATGGCATTGGTAAACACCATCACAGAACTGAGTACCAACACCAACAGTAGCACTACCAGAAGAATTACGTGCTTCTACTCCTTCCCCAACATTGGAATTTGAAATTATAAAGTAATCACCATTAGTAATGGTGCTCTGTGTCTTACCACCATATTCAGTTACTCTATGTGGAGAGTTCAATGGTATATGGAATTCAAAGGTTATATAACCAGAGTGAACACCTATCCCTGTTAGAATACCATCATCACCAGTACAAGTTGCACCAGTGATAACTGTCTTGGGATAATTGAATCCTACGCTTCCAAATCCTGTATTGTCCTTGTCAGTATCAATGATTTTCAACTCCATATCAGCAGCATCTGGTGCTTCAGTTCGTTTGAATCCAATGATACCTGCATCTGTATAGAACGTAGTAGCATTTTTAGCAATATCTTGAATTATACGTGCAGCAGGATAAACCTGACCAACATACAAATCTCTTGCTTTACTTACTACTACACCATCAACAAATTTATCATTCCTTTGTTTAGACCAAGAGATTGGTCTCAAAGGTGTCTTAGAGGAACTAATTCCTGGACCTCTGTATAGGGTAGTCTGAATTGTATCTCTAGAACTGATATTTCTAACAATACGTTCATCCTGACCTGCTTCTGGATTACTATTGATCTTAATAATATCTCCAGTCTTCAAACTAGGAGTAGCAGTCAAAGTTCCTACATCAGTATCAGTACCCCTGTAGAATAATATTTGAAGTTTAGCACCTTTTTTAGGTGGTTCTGTAAATGCTATTTGTGTACCACCACTATAAGTATATGCCTTACCTGGTTCTTGAAGAACATCATCTAAGAATATCAAAAGACTATTTTGTATAATAACAGGAACACCAATATCTTTCTCAAAACTAATAGCTGCTCCATCCTCACTTAAAGTAAATACTGTTCTAGCACCATCAAAGTCATCTGAGAAATCATCTAAAATCTGTAGTTTACCTAACACCCATCCAGAGAAATCATCATCCATAGTATGCTTAACTTTGAATGAAGTTGGTAAGAATGCTGCACCAGCAAACTTATGATCGTATCTACGGTTTACAGGAGAAAGACCAACTTGGAAAGATACTGTTGTACTACCTACCCCAACAATAGCAGTGCTTATACCCGAAACAGGATCAGTTGATCTTGGATACTTATGAAGAGATGTATAACTATCTTGAGAACATGTGAATCCAATACATTCATTTTTTAGACTCACGCCCATACCAACTGTCAAAGTATGAATACCAATAGCAACAGTTAATATACCAACATTTGCATTATATTCTGCAAATTCGATTTTATATTCATCACCACTAGCAACATCTATAAATCCTTTCTCAATAAGAGTTGGATCAGTATTGATACCACTTTGAACAGTTAAAATTTCACCTACACTATATCCATATCCCACATTTGTCAATTCCCAACCTTTCATTTGAGTAAGTAAAGTTGCATCTAAAGCAACTGATGCTCCTATACCCGTCAAAGAACTTACTAATGCAACGTCATCATATCCAATAGGAGAATCAAACTGAACATCGGTTGGTTTATTGATAACACCACCACTAGAATATGATGTTGCAACTGTATGTACACCTACATTTACGGAGAACTTCCTTACACTTGGTACAACCTCAATAACTCTTGCTCCCTGATAACCAATTTCATCTGGAAATGGGAATGAATATGTTGAACTACCATCAGTCATATTGATACCACTCAATACAACTCTATCTCCAACTACTAAGTTGTGATTAGCAGATGTTGTTACAGTCATGATACCTGAGTTTATATCATGAATTGCATTTGATACTGTCTTATAGTAGTATCCCTGACCGTCCTCAGTTATATCAATTGTTTTTATATGACCGACTTCAGTTGTAAATGTACCAGCAGCAGATACAGTTGCACCACCACCTAATACTTTGAATTTGTATGTAGTCTCATTATTATTTCTATATCCACTACCAGTGAAACCCATACCAATACTTGATACAACTCCTGATGAGTTGATTACAGCACTACCAACACCAACAACTCTTGGTTGATATCCATATCCATTCTCCCATTCGTCAATACGTGTAATAATACCTCTCCTAGGTAAATTATTAGAGTTTACATCAGAAGTACTATATGTCTCTGCTTCTTCTGTACTCTCATTACCAGTAAATGTTATGGTAGTTATACCAGTAGAAGCATCACCATCTAAATTATAATCTATGCCTGGTCTTTGAAAAACATTGTTTATCAGTATAGGTCCGAAATCGGTAGATATGCCAGTGGTATTGACACCAGCACTCTTTAAGGTAAATGTCTTACCTATTCCAGTAAATCCTAAAGAAATATCATCTAAGACAATATTATCATGATAATCAGATCTAGTGAAAACTCTACCTTGAAATGAACTACCGTCAGTAGAATCAGAAAGTATTATTTTATGAGTTCCAATACCAGAAGTTGTTAGGTCAATAGATTCTCCAGCTAAAGCTTTTCCTTTATTATCTGCAAATGAGAAGTTATTTGCAGAATTTTTGATAATGAAATATTCATGGTTTTCTTCTAATGGTCTCGGTGGATCAAGAGTTCTAAGTTTTACTCTCGTACCAGTTTCTAAATTATCTGACAGTAAGTTAAATGAGTTTGATGTTATATCTATGGTTATAGATGATATTCCTATTTCTTCTCTATTACCACCATAAGGCACATCTGAAAAGAAAATTCTATCATTTATAATATTATAATCACCACCTAGCAAATGTATAGTATCACCAATTTGATGAGCAAATTGTTTTGTACCCATCCATGCACGATCAACTAAAACTTTATTAGGAATACCATCAATCCCAATAATTTGGATACGCATTATCTCATCATTAACTCTTATCAAATCATATCTACTAAAATTACCTGGATCATTAAATAAAATTTTCGTACCAATTATATTATTATCAGTTGTAGTAACAGTACCAGGACGATCATAAATTGGAGATTGGATGACATTATCTATTACTATCAAACACTTACTATTTTGTTTTTCTGAAACAAATTTATGTGTAGTTCCTATACCGACAGTAGTCAATCCTATAGGTAAATTATTAGCAGCGTTTGCAGCACTAACTGCAACTTGAAATTTATCTTCAGTAACTTCAATTGCATATAAGTGTATTGGTAATGTAGTTGCAGCACCAACACCATTCAAACCATGTTGTATACCAACTGCAGTACCATTAGTTGCATCATAAGCAATAGGTTCACCAGTCCTAAAGTAATGATTAGTCATTATAAACTGATCTTCAGCAACATCTACTATTGCAGAATCACTAGCATCAAACGTCTTGGCAAAAACAGGTACACCTCTATGAGTCAAATTGAATGACTGCTGAAAGGTTTCTGTTGCCTTACCAAATTGCTTATTTACTGATGCTAACTTAAAGGCCATTTATAAGTCTTTTGAGATATTTAGAAGCCAACCTCAGTGTTACTTGAGAGTGCGTCTGGTTTGTCTATTCTTAATTCAGCAACTCTAACAATATATGCTTTGTTAGGTGCTGGTGTAAATTTCACTTGGGTATTATTTCCAGAAGCAACAACCTCAGTTGCACGAACATCTCTTTGTGGATTTGGAATATTATTTTCCGCACCAATAGTTGAGATACCTGTAGCAGTTGATAGGTTATTGAACTTACTGAAGTTTACAGTACCCTCATAATTATTTGCTGTGACTTGATAATACGAATATGCATTATCTGTAGTATTTTCTACTTCAATTGAATACTTAGATGTAGCAAAAGTTTGTGAATCTTTTTCAGATATTACAACAGCAGTAGGAGATGCTGCAGCAGCAATTTCAGTTCTTCTAGAATTCAATTCAGTATCACCAATCCTATATCTTGTAGTAGTAAATCCACTGTAAGATACGTGAGTATCAACACCAACTAAAGAGGTTATTGTAGAGACTGTAACTGCTGTATTTGCAACAGGAGTATATTCTAATCTAATAACACCACTAGCATGGTTCACTGCAAATGTTCCTAGGTTAGTTCCAGAATCCATTTGACCAAAACTACTGTAATCACATGCAATTGTTCCTGATGCTAGGAATGTAAATTCGTCAACTTCTTTTTCATTTGTTCCTTCTGCAGCAACTACAACACTACCAGATCTAAACTTAGTACTGTCTATTTCATATATCACATTTACTGATGGAGAACCTGATGCAGCAATTGCTGATGTCATACCAACTTTCTGTATTAGACCAGCAGCAGTGGTTCCCACACCAACAGAATCTGGAAGTACTTCCTTGAAGAAAGTAATATCAACCTCATGATCGGGATTGACGGGTGAAAAACTAACACTGAGAATACCACCTGTTATAGTAGCATTAAATTCTCCTAGATCGAAAGAATCTGATAATTGAGCATACGTGTTCAAAAATGCTTCGCTTTGGTCATGAGTTACAATAAACTCACTGTATTGAATAGCATTATATGTTATACCTAAAGAAGTGTCTAATACTACCTGTGCATAATATTTGACTGCTGAAGTTTCGTTCGTATCAAAACGATCTAGTTCAAGAGATCTGAATATATTTGGATCAGTATAGAATTGATCAGAAATATCATCAATGTCTAAAACTCTATTACCCTTACATTGAATTGCTTCACCAAATCTCTTAGAATTAAAAACAACCTGTTTACTAGAAGTTCCAGTAGGATTAGTATTCTCTGAGATAAGATCCCAATCAGATCTTTTCTCTAGATCTATATGACTATCAATCTTTACTATACCACCAGTAGCAGTAGTTATACCTGGAGATACTGAAGCTGCTTGAGATCCTACAGAAGGAATCAATAAGTCAGAATGTTTTTTGAATCCTCCAATATGTGCTAATGAATCAACTGGTTCACCCCATGAAGAAATACCAACTTGAGATTTTAGTGAATATGAGAAGTGTTGATAATAATCATTATCTTGCAATCTTTGATAGAAGTCTGATAACTTACCACTATCACCTTGCCACCCAAATCTTCTAGATATTGTACTATCAATTTCAAAGTTTCCAGTAAAGGATTCCATAGAATCAATATTACCAGAAGAACGAGACAATTCTCCAATTATTTTGTCACCAGTATGAAATCCGACTAAACTATCAACACGTAACACATTTATTGATTTTCCCTCACCTGCAATCAATCTTGCCTGTGCATTATTATTTCCTATGATAGCTTCATTGTTATTGAACACTCCTTGTTTTAGATTCAATTTGAATTGGGCAATATCTTTGATATTTGTTACTGTTCCAAATTTATTAAAATCATCATATCCCAACGCCTCATCAGGTTGATAAGATATTGTTGCTTGATCAGGTTGTCCATAATTGGTAGTAACACCAGTTATAGTAAATGTTTGATACTTATGGTCTGCTGAATTGTATCCTTTACCAGAACTAACACCTACGTTCTCAACAAAAACTTCATCTCCAACAGTGAATGGCATTGGGAATGTCGTAGTAAACCCTGCTGGAGGAGTTTGTAATCTAAGAGTTGCATTTGGACTGGAATAAGTAGCAGTAATAATACCAACACCATTAGTATTATCAATAGCAATCAATTCATTATCAGAACTACTTAAGTTACCACCACCATTGACAACAGTAACTTTTTTGACACCACCACCATCTAATTCTGATAAAAATTCAACATTAGAAATTATCTTATCGGATTTTCTATTGTAAACTACAAGGTTTGGAGGTGAAAGATAATTTGTACCTACAGAAGTAATACCAACACTATCAATACTAAAGTTATCTCTTAATCTAATAATACTTGGTACTATTGCAGATGGATTCAAAGTAGGATCTGAAGGATAGTCAAAACCATAATCAACAATATCAAGTTTATCAATAAGACCTATTTTTGAACCAGAAACCCTAATAGCACCTGCAGCACCAGTTGTAGATGCTACAGAAACTTCAGGGATATCTTTGTAAGAAACACCACCTGATGTCAATAATGCTTTTCCTAAACCTCCACGTTGTGTTGAGGAATTGGTATTATATGTAATGTAAGCATCTGTAGTATACCCAACTCTTTCAGGAATAAATTTCAAATTATATTCAAATGTATTATCTGTTGTAGTAGTAATACCAAATCTACCACTAAATTTACTATCCTCTACAATTATTTTAGAATAATTTATAATATCTTTATCACATTCAATTACCTTAGTATCACCAATAGGTTTGAATGTATAATACAATATGTTAGGAACTTCTGGTGTAAAATGAACTTCTGTCTTAGAGTTCATATTACCTGGTACAGCAGTAGTTTGTATTTCGACTGCAGATACACCAGAACCAACAAATTCTTTTGTAAATGATTGATCTTTATAAAAACATATTTTAGTGTCTAATAAAGATGGATCTGAAGTATCAAATCTAAGTGTATCTCCTTTCACCACATTGATTGGTGGGTTTACAGACTTAGCTGCACCAACACTCACATTTGATAGATTGATAAATCTTGTTCCTTCATCATACGTTGCATATAAAGCACTGGTAGCAGCAGAAACCACATTCATATCAACCGTATCAAACTTCTTCATACTATGAACACCAACAGTAGTGCCAATAACATCCACTACTCTTAGTTTACCTGTAATATTAGATCTATTAGTAGTAAAATTATGAGTATTACCAATACCAATGTTTCCTGTATACATCACCCGTTGCAAATCAGATGATATACCCGTTCTAGTAGTTACCAATCCAACAAGATCATTACTAATAGTCTGAACAAATACATTTGATGGTAATGGTGCTGTGAATGAAGTATTCACTCTCTTCATAGCATCAGTTTGATATGTCAAAGATGTACCAGCACCAGGACTATAAGTTAGTTCTTCTCCATTTCTAAATCCATGATCAGGAATGTATATTGATCTAGTTGGAATAAATTTGTCACCTGTAGGAGTAGAAACTGTTGTACCAATACCTACACCAAAAGTAGTACCACTACCAACTATAGTAGTAGCATCAAAATAAAGTTCTAATTCTTCTGGTGCAGGTAATTTTTGAAGAGATTCTATTTGGTATGTAAATCTCCTTTCCAATCTTTGAACTGGTGTAGTAGCAGTATGTGCTGCAGCAACAGTACCATTCTGTGCTCTCAAGAAAGTAACTCTATTAGTTGTTGCATCTAATTGAGTTACTCTCAGTTGTTCATTTTCTATTGCAACAAAATCATTGATAGAAATTATTTTTTTATCTCTAATATCAAAGATACTATCAGTCAAAGTAACAGAAGTAGTCAATCCTACAGAAAGCATATCTGTACTAAGACCAGAGTTTACAGTAGCTACTTTTATTTGTGGTTTTCGTTGAAAAGCAGAATAATCTGTATTGTTTACATCATAAACCTGTACGATAGATTTATCGGGTATTTGATGAGGTAACGTTGTAATACCTATTACCGTATTACCTAGAGAACTAAATCTTACGTTTTCAAATTCTCTAATTCTAGTTGTAATAGAAGAAAGTCCAGGTCCAGTAACCTCTATCAATTCTCCAATTGCACCAAATCCTTGAGTATTGGTATTGTCAAACACCAATTTATCACCTACATTATATTCAAAACCATCTCGTACAATATGAACATCATCTAAAGATCCAGACTTGGTATTGATAATTTTAGAGTTTATATTTGTATTTCTACTGGAATTAGTTACGAATGTATATTCGGAAATATTATATGGTTCCGTATTTCTACTATACGAATCAGGAGCAATATCTTGATTAGACTTATAATCTAAATTGAAACTACTTGGTTTAGAATGATAGGTATCTCCTACAACATATGGAAAAGCAGGTTTTCTTACACCATCAAAAGGATCTAATGGGTTTTGTGTAGTCTGTTCTTCAACAGTAGCATAGTATGCATATATCCCATTTGGATAATCTGGAGTAACAGCAAACCTACCATTATGTTGATCTAAATCACCATAACCTTCAATATACTCGAAGTCTTCTACAAAGAAACCAGATGGATACTTAGATAAAGGAGGACCATCTAATCTAGCAACATCAGAAATTTTAGAGTAACTAGATGTAAGATATCTTTCTTGACCACCAACAATACCAACTGGTCCGTATATTGGATGACCATCATATGCCCACCCAATAATAGGAGAATGCTCTACACCATCATCACCTAAGTAATCTCTTAGTTTTCTTGGTACGTAGTAATTTACATATGGATTTCCTAAATTAACATCCGTTGATACCTCTAAGAATCCATCATCATCTTTTACATCCCCATATTTTGCTAACTTATTAACTTGATTGACTGTCCATTCTTTTATATTCCCAGATAAAATTGCATTTTTACCAGGTGTTTTTAGACTTATAGTAGTATCGGTAACTGTATATCCAATACCCACATTGATAATATCAATCTTAGTAATAACTCCATTTGATACAGATGCTTGTGCTTTAGCACCAACACCACTACCTTTTATGATAACATCAGGAACACTAAAGAATTGTTGTCCACCAGATTGAATAATAACTTGATTAATCTTACCATTTTCAATTACTGGACGAATATATGCATTTTCACCCTCTACAATTTTAACATTTGGTTTGAATATATCGTTTACAACAGTAGATCCAAAATCAGTACCAGCATTCTCAATATGAATTCCAGTCAAATGTCCTCTAATAACTGGAGTTGCAGTGGCATTGTCTGTAGATATTCCTTGTCTACCACTTATAACTACAGAGATTGGTGGGTCTTGGAACGTATGTACACCAGAACCAGTGGTTGTAAATCCAACAAAACTTTCTAATTTCTTATCAGTACTTACTCTAAAATTATTATCATCAATCTTTATCGCATAATATTCAGTGCCACTTGTTAGACCACCTATTACATCATCTGCAGAATACTTTACTAAATCCCCTGATAAAAAACCATGACCTTTGATATTTACACTATCTGTAAACGTATTGATACCTGCTATTTTTGTAGTATTTGTTCTATTCTTGTAAAGACCAGGATTAGTTACGACAATCTTATCAACTTTATGTCTTCTATCCTTACTAGTAAACTTATGAATACCACCACCATTACTAGTAAGATCTAGTGTTCCGATACCAGCAAGTGCATCTGCCTGAGTATCAGAAATATGCATTTCCCAGTCATTTAGTTTGACTACGTAATATGGAGAATTTTTTACTAAGTTACCTGGTGTTGTTCCTATACCAATAGGATCTGTATTTGAAGTATCGTATATTATTTCTTCACCATGCTTGAATCCATGAGGTTCTGGGAATACAAACCTATCAGTAAGTGTATTGACAATGCTTCCTTGAGTTGTACTATCAAAACTGGTTTCTTGATGAACAATCTTCATCTGAGCAAAAGCACTAGAAGTCGTATCATTACCACCAATAATAGAAACATTAGGTGTTTCTAAGTAATCTAATCCAGAAGTATCCAGATTTATTTCTCTTATAGATCCCTCTACATGAGCAATAGCAGAACATCCAGCTCCAGTATGTCCAATTTGTGTAACTGATAATCTAGGAGAATTGATAAGATCATAGTCTTCCCCAGAGTTTAGAATATCAATAGATTCTATAGGACCATAAAAAACTTTATCAGTTGCTTTATAAGAATATACTTCTACACCGTTTGCAAATAATCCAACTCCACCCTGAACAGTTTTTATCTTCTTATCATCAAATGTAGGAGAATCAAATTTTCTAAGTAACTTTTGTGCTCCTAAGTTACTGTTTGCAACAACTTCTGGAGTTAGAGTATGAGTAGTTGCACTTGCTATGTCTGTTGCAGTAAATGCATCAATATAACGAGCATTACGAACGTTTTCTAACGAATATGCTAATGCAACCTTATTTGCATCTATTTTCTTGAGATAATATGGTTGACCTTCTTCAAGATTGGTTAGTGTACCTATACCAGCAGCAGTATTATAAACAACCAACTCACCATCATGAAAATTGTGATCTATAACTTCAATAGTCGATCCTGCTTCATTTATACTAGCAACAAATGTTCTCTTTCTGGTTTGCGGATCAATACTCCAATGAGGTAAGCTATTAGAAGCAGTATAAACACATTCATTATCATCACTATAGGTATTCTGTATATCTGCAGTATATCCATCAACAGTTGTTTTTATTTTTCTTCTAATAAAATACGTTCTAGATGAATCTAGTTGTCCTGTGTTTACAACTATTTGTTTACTAGTGGGAAGACTGCTAACAGTGCCTTCTTGAACATTATCATCATCATCAACAACATCAAGTGTATCTCCAATATAAAAATTATGCTCATTAACTAAGTCTAGTTTATAACTTTGACCACCTAAATGATTCCACCCTAATATATTATGATGTGAAGCAGTATTGTATATCCAAGATGAAAATCTAAGATCTTTTTGTTCAATACCTAGTGTTTTTACATTTACAATAGCATTTCTTTGTTGATTATTTGCAGTGCCAACAAACTTATTGATAACACCCAAAACATTCATTCTTACTGGTTTAGTAAGATCACCATTTTCATATGAGTATACTTCTAATCCAGACCTAACAGTAGATCCAATACCACATGGTGAACTTAGACTTGATATACCAAGAAACTGTGTGTAATTTTTATCAGAATATGTGAAATTTTTATCTTCAAATTTAATAGTTCCTGTAGATCCAAATCCAACTGTCGAATCAACACTCAATATCGTTTCACCAATACCAGCAGTTTTGGTTACGAAAGTTTTACCAATTTGTCTAAATTTACCTACAAGACTACTTTGATCTATAGAAACCTTATAATATTTTTTATTATCGATAATAGTACGTTCAACACTATAGATTGAACCATTTGTTTGTATTGGAACTGTTTCTTGAATTAAAGTTTCTCCTTGAATGTTTTCAGGATCACCTTCAAGAGATTCACAAATCAATACATCATTGACAACATAATCAGCAGCAGATGGTTTTAGAATATATTGTGAAGGTTGAATCATTTCAACCTTTTCATTATATAATGCTTTGAACAATATCTTAAACGCTTCTTCCGTTCCTTTTGACTTATAGAAATCTTTTGCTTGTCTAATAAAATTAGACTGATTAACCTTATCGTTTATATTCCTTTCTGAAAAACCTGGTAAAATCTGCTTCTTTAGATTTTTGAAAAAAGTCTGTAAGAAAACATTACTTAGATTATGAACCTTAGCATCTACAGCATGAGTTCCTACTCCAGTAACACTAAAAGTTAAATATTCAGGTTCGTTTGTTTTTGAATTACTTTCAACACCACTAAATCCACGAACACAACCAGTAAATGAAGTAGTTCCTATACCAGTATAAGTAATAATCTCATCATCAATCTTCAACAATCCCCATTTTGCTGGCCAACCAGCAGTAGAATCAACATAAATTGTATCTTCAAATCCACTTATGTAAGTAGAAACTGAAGTGAATCCTGTTAGATTTTTTTTATTAGAAAAATTTAGACCTTTATACTCAACTAAATTATCAGCAATATCAATAGAACCACCTTGAAATTCTTGAGAAATATAAAATTGTTTTATAAAATCTCCAAAAAGAGGATTCTCAGTGTCAATATACTCAGGTATTTGACTCTGAATAAGTTCATTAACTTGTACTTTAGTAAAAGATGTGGTGATCATTAATATGAACTACTTGTAGGTGTACCTGTTTGTGTTGATGATGTAGTTGAAGTTGATGATGTAGGTATTGTCGAAGAATTAGTATTTGCAGAATTAGAAATAATAGCAGTACCTCTTACCTTAGATCCACCTGTTTGATAACTAGACTGAATATTGAATCTAGTTCCAGAAGTATTTTCACCAGAAGATATTGAATCTCTTCTCATGTAAAAATTACTCTTATCTACAGCAAATTGAAGATAAAGTTCATTTCTCGCTAAAACATCATTTGAATCTGGAACTGCTTGAACCTCAATAATATTATTAGTCAGTGTTGTAGAAGTTATATTCACAGTATCTATAATGATTTCTCCCTTCTCATAATCAACAGTTCCGAAGTTATTATCAAGAACATTTATTGTATCGTCAGTAAGAATTTGGAATAAGAACAACTTACCGTTCTTATTATCAATTTTTTCATCAGTAAAGTAACATGTACCAGATATTCCTCTTACACTAAATCCTGTAGATTTAATATTGTAATTAGTTTCATTACAATAGAAAGAATTCAAGAAACACAATTCATACTGCGTAAATTGATTTACTTTTGCTAGTAAATTCCTTCTTATTCTTACATTTGTAATGTTAGATGTTATGGAAACATTTACATTATCAATCATCGAAACAATTTTACTATATTTGAATCTACCACCAAATTTATTCAATTCTGTTCCAGATGCAAACTGAGTCAAAGAATTTACAACAGATGATTTTACATTATCTGGATCGCCAGCAAAGTTTGGGTTGTAATAAATGTAACTATCAACTTCAACATAGATATATTTCAAGTCTACAAATGTAGGTACAATTCCAGCAACAGAATAACTTTTCAAAGATGCTAAAATTTCTTTTTTAGTAAAGTTAGATAAGAAAGAACCATTCTTAGGTTTTGCTGCAACATAAACTCTACCGTATTGAGGTGGATCTAATTCTTCACCACCATAAGCACTGACAGATTCAATATTTGGATAAACAGAAGGAATTATTGCTTCATAATCACTAGCAGTTACTGCTCTATGTTGAGACGAATATAATCTAGGAGCATAGTACCTAACACTGTTGATAGGTTCTATATTGTCACCATTTTGTGATGCTGTCTGTGGAGTAAGTATTGCATTATACCCATCTAACAATGCACCATTTGAATCTCTAAGTGTTCCTGCAAATTTAAATTCTTGTGCTCCATTTCCAGCAGTACCTTCAGTTTTGATATAACTTATATCAACAATATTACCAGATTCTAACTTTTTACCAAATACATCGTCACCAAATAACAACTCGTACTTTTCATCAGTAGTTTCTTGGATTAGATATATGTTAGAAGTTGATGTAATGCCTAGAATATTATCTACTAACTTATATTCTGTTGATGTAGTGCTTGAAGAATTTTCTCTAACCTTTACAATTATAGTAGAAGTGTCTATACCTTCGTTAGGTAAAATATATCTCTGAGAATCTCCCTCTACTAGAAAACCTGACTGTAGGTATTGACCTTGACAAATTTCTATCGTACCTTCAGATTCTCCATCTGTAGCAGTTCCAGTAACTGTCTCAGGTATTGAGAATAGATATTGTGAACCAGATACCTCTCCATTAGCAATTACACCAGATGCAAATGATATTGTTTCCGTTGAACTAGGAAGACCACTAATATAATAATCTACTTTTGCTTTTGCTGCTCTTTTGGAACGTGGTACATAACCAATGTTTCTTGCTAAAGAAACAACATTTTCCCTAAGAGTTGCAGAGTCAATGAAAGTTTCATTGACAACCATATTTGTATTATATGCGGTCTGGTATGAATTATATGCTAAAAGGTTTATCAAAATTGACAGATTAGAACCATCAAAGTCCATATCTGTGAAATTTGAATTTTCCCTCAGATAATCTTTTATTGAGGTTTTTATATCCTCAAAATTTAAGTTTGTGTATTGTTGGAGTGCCATTATAACCTAGTTGGTTCGAGAATGAAATTGATGGACTGAGAAGGAGATGATAGACCAATAATGTCATAATTTAGCGTAATGTCTAAGCAATTCCGATCAGGGTAATTATTCACAACAACATTTGTCAATTTTACTCTTGGTTCATGATTTGTTATTGTTGTCTCTATTTCGGACTTAATTGGATCAACATAATCATCTGTTGCCAATTCAAATAAAGATCCTGTAATCCTAGTTCCAAAATCATTATCGAAAAATACTTCACCTAATTTTATTCTAACTAAATTTTGCACAGAACGTTTTATGGCATCCTCGTTCTTCAATGTTAGAACATCATTTGTAACAGGATGACGTTTAAAAGATAATGATATATCTTGAAAACCTTTTGAAAAACGTTTGACTGGCACTAGGAAGCTGCAATCTCGGTATATTTAGTTCTATTTAGAGGCAAAAAAAGACCTCCTCTGTCGAGAAGGTCTTTCTTGGATGCTCCGTAGCCTGATAGTCAGTCGGAATCCTGGTCGTCGGTTCCCAGGTATTTAATTTCTATTTCGTCGGG